GGACCCCGAACCAAGCCACGCGCACACGTGCATGAAAGTTACGTTCCGTACTGATTGGGGACTTTCATGGCGCAACGTGGCCGGCCCCCCAAGCCTGCAGAGCATCATCGGATGGTTGGCAGGGCGAACGGGACTAAGAAGGCCGATGGGCGCCCGTTGCCTGAGGTTGCCTCGGTAACGGCACTGCCGATGGCCGAGGGTGTCCCTGACGCCCCCTCCGACCTGCTGCTGGATGGTGTGCGGCTGTGGGAACGAGCATGGGGATCGGCAATCACCTGGCTGTCGCCGGATTCGGATATGGAGGCCGTCGAGAACGCGTGCCGCCTGGCTGATGATCTCGCGGTGGCCCGCCGGCGGTACCGCGCGACGTCGGATCCGACCGACGGTCGGATGGTCGTCCAATTGTCGAAGTCGATGGCCGATGCGCTGTCGGCGCTCGGGTTCGACCCTACAGCTCGGTCTCGTCTCGGAGTTGCGGAGGTCAAACGTGCCTCAGCGCTCGAGGAGCTCCTCGCGAAACGTCGCGGTTGAGTCCTGGCCACCACGGTGGCTCACCCCGGTGGAGGAAGCCGATCTGGTGCGCGGCGATGGAGATCTGTTCTCCGAGTTCGGGGAGCAGTTCTGCCGGGTCACGAAGGATTCAGTGGCTGCGCCGGCCGGTCAGTTGCTGCGGTTCCGTCCATGGCAGCGGATGCTGCACCGTCACCTGTTGGCCAAACGACCCGATGGACGGTTGAAGCACCGTCAGGCGCTGGTCGGGTTGGCGCGGAAGAACGGTAAGTCCGCGGATGGTGCCGTGCTGGGTGTGGGCGGACTGGTTCTTGGCCCCGAGGGCGGCGAGGTGTACTCGTGCGCCGCGGACAAGGAGCAGGCCCGGATCGTGTTCGGGACGGCCCGGCGCATGGTGGAACTCGACCCGGAGTTGAGCGGTCTATTGAAGCTGTACCGGGATGTGATCGAGTTCCCAAAAACGGGCTCGGTGTACCGGGTGTTGTCGGCTGAAGCGTTCACCAAGGAAGGGTTGAATCCGCACTTGGTGGTGTTCGACGAGGTGCATGCTGAACCGAACCGTGAACTGTGGGACGTGATGGCGCTCGCGATGGGTGCCCGCAGGGAACCGCTGATGGTTGGCATCACCACAGCTGGGGTGAAGACGGACTCGAGTGGCCGCGACTCGCTGTGTTACGGGTTGTATCAGTACGGGAAGCGTGTCGCCACGGGTGAGGTGGGCGACCCGTCGTTCTTCATGGCTTGGTGGGAGCCCGAGGATCCGTCGGCGGACCACCGGCTTGAGTCGACGTGGCGGGAAGCCAATCCGGGCTTCGATGACCTGGTGGCCGGCGAGGACTTCGGGTCGGCGGTTCTGCGGACCCCCGAGTCGGAGTTCCGGACGAAGCGCTGCAACCAGTGGGTGTCTACGGCGGAAACCTGGCTCCCGGTGGGGGCATGGGAAGGCTGCAAGGAAGGACGGCAGATCCCGCGCGGCTCCGAGGTTGTGTTGGGGTTCGACGGGTCGTTCTCCAATGACTCGACCGCGCTGGTCGTGGTGGAGGTTGGCGAGAAGCCGCATGTCGACGTGGTTGAGTGCTGGGAACGACCCGCTGATTCTGGCGAGGACTGGCGGGTCCCCATCGTCGCTGTGGAAGAAGCGATCAGGGAAGCGTGCCGTCGCTGGCAGGTGCGGGAGATCGTGTGCGACCCGTTCCGGTGGGCCCGCACCTACCAGGTGCTCGAGGATGAAGGACTACCGATCGTCGAGTTCCCGCAGTCCCCGCAGCGGATGGTGCCAGCGACACAGCGGTTCTACGAAGCGGTACTGAACAAGACCATCACTCACTCGGGTGACGCACGGTTGGCGCGGCATCTCGGCAACTGCGTCCTGAAGGTGGATCAGCGGGGCTCGAGGCTGGCGAAGGACTCCAAGAACTCTCCCCGCAAGATCGACCTCGCCGTAGCCGCGGTGATGGCGTTGGACCGTGCGAGTCAGGCAGTCGAACAACCCCAGCCGTTCTTCGGCGCTTGGCGATAGGAGTCGCATTGACCCGCGGACTGCTGTTCTCCGGCGTTGGGGTTTCGGGTCTGTCGCTGTTCTGTTGGTTCATCTGGCCGCCGTTGGCCCTTCTGCCGGTGAGCGTCGCGTTCCTGGCGCTCGGACTGCTCATCGACTGGGAGGCGCCACGTGGCAAGTCTGCTTCGCCGCATCGCCAGCAGAGGTGAGCGAAACCTCGGGATCACTGACCTCGACTCCTACGTCCAGGCGCTGAACCAGTTCACGTTCAACGGGAACGTGTACGGCCTCGGCGGGATCACCCAGTCGTACCCGGGCGAGAAGGTCGAGCGGATCCCGAACAGCCTCGAAGGCTATGCCCAGTCCGTCTATGCCGGGAATGGGATCGTCTTCGCGTGCATGGCGGTTCGGCAGCTCGTATTCTCGGCCGTCAGGTTCCAGTACCAGCGAATGAACCGCGGCCGTCCCGGTGACTTGTGGGGCGACGGAAGCCTGGCCCTTCTCGAGGAGCCGACCCCTGGAGAGACGACTCAGGATCTCCTTGCGCGGATGATCCAGGACGCCGACCTCGCGGGGAACTTCTACGCGGTGGTCGACACTCCTCTCCCGCGTCTCGGGTCAGCGGACCGCGAAATCGTGCGCCTCCGTCCAGACTGGGTGGAGATCGCACTGGAGGAGCGCCGGATCGAGGGACAGCTGGTCGGTTACCGGCGCATCGGGTACGCCTACTACGAGGGCGGCCGGTACTCCGGTGTGAAGCCCGCGGTGTTCCTGCCGGAAGAGGTCGCGCACTTCGCGCCATACCCGGATCCGCTGGCGACTTTCCGTGGCATGTCGTGGCTCACGCCGGTGATCCGTGAGATCCAGAACGACGGCATGATGACCCGCCACAAGATCAGGTTCTTCGAGCAGGGCGCAACGCCGAACCTTGTCGTGAAGGGCATCCCCGCGCAGACCAAGGCGCAGTTCGACGAACTCGTCGAGATGATGGACTCGCGGCACTCGGGTCCTGAGAACGCGGGCCGGACGTTGTACCTGACCGCCGGCGCGGACGCGACTGTGGTCGGGTCGAACTTCCAGCAGCTCGATCTGAAGGCTGTCCAGGGGTACGGGGAGACCCGTATCGCGGCGGCTGCCGGTGTGTCGCCGGTGATTGTTGGGCTGTCTGAGGGGCTGGCCGGTTCGTCGCTGAACGCCGGCAACTACGGTCAGGCGCGGCGGCGGTTCGCGGACGGGACGATGCATCCGCTGTGGCAGAACGCCGCTGGATCGATGCAGCGGATCGTGAAGCCTCAACCGGGATCACGTCTTTGGTACGACTCCCGCGACGTCCCGTTCCTTCGGGAGGACGAAAAGGACGCCGCCGAGATCCTGCAGACGCTCGCCACGACGATGCGCCAGTGGATCGACGCCGGATACACCCCAGACAGCGTCAAGGCGTGCATGCAGGCCGGCGGCGACCTCAGCCTCCTCGAGCATTCGGGGCTTTTCTCCGTGCAACTGCAGGCGCCAGGTCAGGGTTCAACCCCAGTTAACCAACCGAGCACAGGGAGTGCCGATGACGGCTGAGCTCGTGCTGCCCCGTGATCTTTGCCGTTCCCTGCCTTTCGAGTTGCGGAGCGACGGAGACGACGGTGACGGCCTCACCTTGGACGGCTACGCGGCCGTCTTCGATTCGCCGACGCTGCTCGACTCCTGGGAGGGAACGTTCGAAGAGGTCATTCAGCGCGGCGCCTTCCGCAAGTCGATCCGTGAAACCACCCCGGTGCTCCAGTTCGACCACGGCCGGCATCCGATGATCGGATCGATCCCCCTAGGTGTGATCCAGGACCTCCGCGAGGACGACCATGGCCTGAACGTCTCCGCCCGCCTGACAGACAACTGGTTGATTCAGCCGATCCGCGACGCGATCCGTGAACGTTCCGTCAACGGCATGTCCTTCAGGTTCGCGGTCGTGCGCGACGAGTGGCGCGACAAGGACGGGAAGCTGATCAAGCCGGACGAACTGTCCTACCTGCTGTGGGAGCCGGGCGAACGCGGACCGCTACGCCGCACCCTGAAAGAGGTCCGGGTCTCCGAACTCGGCCCGGTTGTCTTCCCTGCCTACCAGGACACGACTGTCGATGTGCGCTCGCAGGACGAGCTCTCCCGTGCGCGCGTCGAGGCAGTGCGCGACTTCCGCGCACTAGTCGTCGACCTCAACCAAACAGAGGCGCCGCCCGACGCTGGGCACCCCTCCGAGGCCGCCGACAGTACTGACGCGCCGCCCGACGCTGGGCACCCGTCGCCATCCGCAGAGTCACGCAGAAGGCGTGACCGCATCCGCGCAGGAGTCCAGTCGCACCGCGGCTACCTCCTGAACATCACAGAAAGCTAAGCCAAGATGGCGAATGAAGACGGGGCCAAGGGCCCCACGCTGACCCACCCGCAGGCGGTGAACCGCCTCAAGGAGATCCAGTCCGAGATGGAGCGTCTCGGTGAACTGGACGAGCCGACCCCGGAGGACGAGACGTACTTCGCCGAGCTTCGCGAGGAGTTCTCGAACGTCGACAAGCACCGCAAGAAGCTCGAGCGCGACTCTGCTCTGGCGCAGGTGCGCACCGCCGCCGAGGGCATCGGCAGCCTCCGCGCCATCCCGGGCGCCTACGGCAACGGCGGCAGCGGGTACGACTCTGACCCGGTCCTGAACCCGGACAGTGTCGAGGACCACCGGTTCCGCAACCCGTGGGACCTGTCGGAGATGCGGACCTTCAACCGCGGCAAGGGCGAGGTCGCCCAGGAGCTGCGGTCCCGCGCGCTGGCGGCGATCGAGAAGATGGCCGGCGCCAACGACAAGGTTCGCGAGGCCGCTACTGGGATCGTCGAGCAGTTCGACGACAGCGACTCGTCCATCGCCCGCATGTGCCTCGCGACGTCGTCGCCCGAGTACCTGCGCGCCTGGTCGAAGGTTGCCCGTGGTCAGGGGCACATGATCTCCGCTGACGAGCAGCGCGCTCTGGAGCGGGCCATGTCGCTCACCGACTCCGCCGGTGGTTACCTGGTGCCGTTCCAGCTGGACCCGACCGTGATCATCACGGCCAACGGCTCGCGCAACCAGGTCCGGCAGGTCGCTCGCCAGGTCGTCGCTACCGGTGACGTGTGGAACGGTGTCTCGTCTGGCGCGGTGGCGTGGTCGTGGGACGCTGAGGGCACTGAAGTCTCCGACGACACCACCACGTTCGCGCAGCCGACGGTGCCGGTGCACAAGGCGGCTGGGTTCGTGCCGATCTCGATCGAGGCGCTGCAGGACGAGGCGAACGTCACCACCGAGGTGGCGCGGCTGCTCGCGTTCGGCCGGGACGTTCTGGAGGCGGCGGCGTTCGCCACCGGCACCGGTTCGGGTCAGCCGACCGGTATCGTGACGGCGCTGACGGGCGGCTCCTCGGTGGTTGCTTCGGCGACCACGGACACGTTCGCCGCTGCTGACATCTACGCGGTCGACTCGGCTCTTCCGGCGCGCTACCGGGCCAACGCGGCCTGGCTGGGCAACCGGGCGATCTACAACCGTGTCCGCCAGTTCGACACCGGCGGCGGCGCGCAGATGTGGGAGCGGATCGGCGCCGACATGCCGGCGCAGCTGCTGGGTCGGCCGGCGCTGGAGTCGGAGGACATGGACGGTTCGATCACCGCGCTGTCGGACAACCTGGTGCTGGTGTACGGCGACTGGGAGAACTACGTGATCGCCGATCGTGTCGGCATGACCGTGGAGTTCCTGCCGCACCTGGTCGGCACCAACCGTCGCCCGACCGGCCAGCGCGGCTGGTACGCGTACTACCGCGGCGGTGCGGACTCCGTGAACGACCGCGGGTTCCGCATGCTGAACGTGACCTGATGCCAGGTCCGGTCGATCTGGGTTCCCTCCGGGCCGCCCTCGCGGATATCGGAAGGACGTCGTGTAGGGGAAGGGTGTGATAGGCAGT